ACTGCTTACTATAAGCAAAGCCATCTTTCAATAATCTTTCTCCAACTACTTTAGCATCCGCGGCGGCATTTTCTACCGTCAACGACTTATCAATCGGCGGATTGGATGGATTCGTGATATTAGATGTTAACCATGTTGATACTTCATTGCTTACAGTAGGTTTTAATAAATACAGAAGTTCGCCGCTGTCTTTCATTTCTTCTATTTTCTTGTTGACTTCTGTCTGAATATCAAGATTAGTAAAATATTGATTGACAAAATCATATAACGCCTTGTAACTTTTTACAAGTTCGTCCTGCGCGTCAAACATTTCTTTCACCGTCTTAAACAGTACAACAAATTTGTTTTCCAGACTTAAAGTCCCGTTGAAATCATACGGAATCCCCCGTATACTTGCTACAACCTCACAAGCCTGCGTAATCATCTGACTGAAATCTGGCAACGTAGGAAAATCCGGAATCGTTGGTTTATCTGCCATTTTTATCCCTCCTTAATAAAATTGATAGAACAATTCTCTGCAATCATCGCAAATACGTTTGTTAAGATTAAGTATGGTATCTCGGAATCTCTGAATTTCTAACGAGTAACTACCGTCGAATCCCTCATCTTCAATCGTATCATTATTATTTGCATGGTAAGTATCATTACTGTTAGTTTTTGTTGTATTTTCGCCGTTACTTACAGCACTGTTATGAATAGTATTCTGCCCCCGTTCCATAGTAGACGCATAATTCGTTCCCGCAAAATTGATCTGCGGGTTGTCGGAATGAATATTTTGTGTGTTGTTATTTGTATCTGCTGTAGTTGTGTTTTTTGCTGTGCTGTCTCCCGAGATCACACCTGTTCTTGTATCGTCTTTCGTACTCGTTACTTTCCTTGTACTATTATGGGTAATAATCGGGTTGTATTCAAAAGTAATACTCCGGTACAACTGCTCATAGTATGGATTATTAACAGTAAGAATCCTTTTTAGATGATACTGAAATTCTCCGATCGTTTCCAGTCCAATTTGTTCCCGAAAATACTGCAAACAGAACGTTTTTTCGAACGCAAGTTTTGCGGTTGCATATTCGGGCGCGGATGCATCGACATAAAAAGGAAAGTCAAAATTGAAGATGAAAGGAACGGCGGCTTCGATCATAGTATCAATGGTTTGATTTTCAAGTGGGGAAAGTACATGATCGGAAATGACCAACTGTTCAATGGTATTCGTTAGTGTTTTCGTTTCGTAGTTAGAACCAAGGAACATCATTCCACCTCACTTTCCGGTGTGCCGTTTCCGTTGTTTTCCGGTGTGTCGTTTTCGGCATTTGTCGTGCCGAATACATCCGGTCTGTTAATCGGCGTTACCATCTTAGAATTAAAATGGACATGGATATTCAAACCATACATTTCATTGATTGCATCAAGTCCCCTCTGAATGGTTGCCAGATTTCCGTTTCTCGTCAACTCAATCTCGCCATCGTTGTAACTCGTTTCTGCGGAAACCAACCTTTCCGGTTTTTCCACGCCGCTTGCTTCGATTCCGAGATCAGCCAGACATTCTGCTACTTCTCTCTGTGCGGCGGTGTCAAGTTCGTTAAAGATTGGCTGTACTTTCAAGTCAATGGTATCAATCTGAATCTGTTTTCGCAGATCGTTTTTTGCTTTGATGAAAGGAATATTTTTTACCCACTTCTGAATAAAGTTGTCAATGGATAACTTCTGCGTAGAATCCCCGCTTATAACAACTGGCGTTCTCTGCTGAATAACGTTTACCCGTGTGGACGCTTTTTTCTCTGCCAAGCTCTGTGCGTGCAGAATAATACTGAGAATTTCCGGTACAGCAAAAGGTCTTGCGAAAATCAGCGCGCTTTCTTCCTTGTCGGTCTGTTCATAATACTGTCCATTCATGGCGTATGCAATCCAATCAGTCGGAATCCCGTAAATGTCTGGTTCACCAACCAGATTAACACCAAACACTCCGAAAAGTCCGGTGATTGGCTCTTTTTTAAACAGGCATATTCCTTGCCATAACAGATATGAGTTGAGCATCCGTGGTGGAATCTCATCCGGTAAACCGTCATACTCATACCGAGATAACGCTAGATTTACAAACTTATCAAAAAAGTGTCGGAAATACATTTTTTCCTCAGGTGACGTATTCGGGTTATTTTCCCAGCATCCCCAAACTTCTTTGTTGCTCACCCGATACGGGTTATCATACATGATAGCACCTCCTTAATCATTGGAAAGACCATAGTTTCCAACATCATCCGTATGCCAGAACGTCACGCCTCGGTTAAACATTGTTTGCAAAAAATTGATATCATCTGTGACGCACGCGCCATGCAATCCGCAATTTACCGTTTTCACAAAATTCCAGTTTGACCGCCCTGTGATATTCGGAACTTTGATTCTATGCGTAGCATATCCATACATAGTGAAATAATCGTCAATTACTTTCGCCATTTCCGGCGTTACACACATTGTCTTTAATGCAATCGTATTGCTAAAAATGGCAGTTTGTACATAACTTCCTGTAGCACTTCCTTTTGCGGTAGGTGGAATTAAATCGTGTTGCTCCATCTGTGCAGAAATATTTTCCCCAAACATGAAATTGCTTACTGTCTGGTCGATACTGCTTTCGATGGCTTTTCCGAAATTACCGCTTAATACGTTTGCAATGGTTGATACAACACTTTTTCCAGTATCAATATACTGCTGTTTTGTCTGATAATCCCATATAGGTTGGGACTGTGCCAGCCATGCTTGATAAGCGTCATTTGTCCACGCGCAGGTAGGAAAATTACTATAAGTAAATGCATATGGCGTATTATTAGTAGGTTCATTTTTGTAATTTTTTGGATAGATGTATATAGACGGAATATTTAATTTTACTCCTTGTGCGCCAAAAACTATTTTTTGGTTTTTGAAGTATTCGAGCCGGTACGCATATTGCGTTCCATCGTGCGCATCTGCGATTAAATATGAAAATGGATATTGAAATAGTTTTTTATTTTTTGGAATATAGCCAGCTAGCGTTGTTGGGAAAGCCATGGTAAAGTCTTGTGGACTTGCAGAAAAGCATAAAGCAGGTGCTTGAAAAATGGATACAATAGCGTCTGCATTTCCGCTTGTAGCATAGGCTTGAATTTTTTGTTTCATGGTAGCAAAATCTGTAGTATTAAAATAAGTCAAACCAGACATTATTTTTTGATTTAATTCCGGTTCCAAAGCAACGCCATTTTCATCCGCACTGGCAATAAGACAATAGTTCATAAGACCAAAACCCATGCCGGCGGAACTATTTACAATGTATTCTCCAGTTTCCAGATTTTCGGGGACTAGATTCGCATCTACTGTGTCATCTGCTTTCGCAACGTGTTCTCGCTCTACATAGCACGGTTGAAGTACCACATCGTAAAAACTGTTCTGAAAACGGTCGGGTTCGAAATAAATCTTAAAACTTCCGTCACTCAACCATTCTACCCTTGTAACAAAACCGAAATACCACTCTTCCGTATAAGGTTTATTCTGAAACGCAATATAATTACACTTTAAAAATTCACTCTCATTCCCTTTCCCCTTATAAGTCAGTTCTCCCCATCTCACGGGCGCGGACTGCTTAAAAATATGGATTGCTTTTTCTCTTACGTGCGCCAGACAACCTGCTTTTCCGTTTCCGTAGTATCTTACGTGTTCATAATCGTTTCCCCACTCAATCCCACTTGCTAAAATTACCTCCGTCTGCGGGGAAACCGCCGCCACATTTTCCTGCGGCGGCATCGGAATGAAATTATCCATGTTTCCTCCCTCTTACTTAATCGGCCGTAAAGTAAATGGTTGCCGTTTTGGAAGAATCGAATCGGCTTGTAATCACAACCCGCACACTTTCTGTTTTGTTTACTTTCGGCTTCAGATTCTTTTCGTCTTTTGCGATTCTAAGAATGGTTGTCCCCGGAATAACAAACGTATCAAAGGAAGAATTACCTTCTACTTTTACGTCAATCGCTTTATCAGCTACGCCCGTAGAGTTAACAGAAAAACTTCCTCCGAAGTCCACATCTGTTCCGGCTTTCACCAGTCCTACGTCACTTGCATGAATAGAAGAAACAAGAACGGTCTCGGTCGTAAAGACGATGATCGGATAAAACAGGGAATAAGAGAACATCTCTTTTACTGTATACGTATTGTTCCAACGCAGTCCGCGATTAACGTTATCCTGTACCATCATGCGGTACTGTTCACGGATTTTGAAAAACCGCTTGTCAACCAGTACAGCCACGATACCCTCAGCATCGTTAAAGTTATCAATTAACACCTGCTGTGCTTTCGGAATCATCCGGTCGAGATTGTATGCACTTGCATAGCTGTCAACGTTCATCGCGGCTTTGGTATCGGGGTCGACAAACAGAAGAATGGTATTTTCTTTTGCGGCAGAGGTCGCGCCTGCGAAATTGTACAGCGGGTTCGGGAACTGGATTTTGTCAATATAGGACTGAATTTGCTTTGCCAGTGCGTTCGCGGATGCCTGATCTGTCACCGGGTCAACATGAACCGGGTAAATCTGTCCCATACGTTTTGCAGATGCAATCAGTTCTTTCGCGGTCGTAAACTCATCCCAGTTACAAGCGGAAACGACACTCTCCACTTTTGCCTGTACCAGATTTCGAAGTCCGTAATCATCGAGAAACGCGCCGCGCATATCCTCAAACCAGATCGTTACCGGATAATCGTTATTAAAATTGATTACATGATACAGCGCCATAATGTAGCTGTCATAAATGGCGGTCGCATCTTCGATGCTGATATTGGCATCGTGCGCATAACCCTGTGCAAAGTTTACATAAACTTCCTGTTCTCCGTTTCCATACGGCATGGCGTTACTGTTCAGCACACGCAGAGGATTTCTAAACGCTTCCGTGCTGATCGACTGACTGGCAATCAGATTCACCAGCGCAGGGACTAGTTCGTTTCTTGCCATCGGATTGTAAGGGTCGGTTAATGTTTTCGCAATATCGGCAATATTTTCTCGCGTTGCCACAGGAACCCTGTCACGGTAATCAACACTCATCGTCTGCCGAACGGCGTTCAGCATGTTAATATTTGTCATGTCAAGTTTTGCCATTGTTACTCCCCTTTTCCGCTCATGATGAGCTGAGACATATCAAGATCATTGATACTTGTTGCGGTGTCTTCCGATTCCGGCACTTTTCCGCCAAACTCGGTTAGTTTTGTGATACTTCCGCCGTGGGAAAGATCAGACCAGCGGCTTTTGATTTCGGCAACGGCGGCATCATACTTTCCTTTCAGTCCGTCCCGTTCTGCGACCAGTGCGTCACGTTCGGACATCAGTGCCCCAATGTCGGTATCTTCTGTTTTGATTTTTTCGCTGATGGCGGCGATCGCATCACCGTGTGTTTCGATGTTTCCAATGTCGGCAACAATTTCTGTCCAATACTCTTCTAGTGTCATTTTAAAACCTCCTTTTTAAATTGGGATATAACCAGATAGGCATTTTATGCCGTTTTGGTTTCATGGGATGGGGCGGTTCAGGCGGCTCGGGTTGTCCAGTGGATAGATACCGATATACCATCACCGCGTTGTTCAAACGTTCGGAATCAGATAAATACCGATTCCCAACAATCCATACGGTAATTGCAGAATCTTTCGCGTGTTCGGAAATATAGGTAAAGCATTCATGCGCTTTTTCCTGCCTTAAGCTAAGTGTTCCATCGTCACGAATTCCCTCCCATCCTTTCATATAGGCGGAAGTCAGTGCGTTTAGATCGGTGCTGTCACTGTGCAAAAACGCTTGTAGATTTTCGTAAGCACTAGCGGCTCCGACCGAATACCAGACATTCTCATAAATCAGATATTCTAACTGCGCGTTACCATCTTCCCGGCTGTACCCGTTGGAATCTAACCATTGGAACAACCGCGTCCGGCGGTCGGTAGAGGAATTATCTGTCCACTGTCCCAAACCATAACCGGGCGCTCCTACAACCGTTCCCTCCCATAATCCAGGATTTACGGTGGATTCCTGCCAAAAGTTGCCGCAGATGGCGGAAATAACATACTGGCTGATACCGCTTCCTACCTCAACCGGATACCGATAAAGATACGTCCACGCGCTAGGGGGAGACACAAACGTATTAATGGATACCTGTCTTTCCAGCGGATAACTATCGGTGTGCGCCCCCATCGTATACCCGCCACCGTCAGCGGGATTGTAAACCATTTCGGTGTGCCCGCTCCTCCATAAGATATCACCTTTTTTCCATGGCTGATTGGCGGTACCTTTTTGGAATCCAGCACCGATCAAATATCCGTCCATGCTACGGGTAGTAAACCACGGGTTAGATGCTAAAAACCCGCCGGCCGTACAACAGTAACTCATGAGAGAGGAGCAATCATAGTAGGTAATACCTCCGACGGTCTGACCCGCACGATACGTTTGGGAATATCCAACGTTTGGATTGTTACAAATCTCGATACAGGTATGGTAAGCAAGCGTCAGATCAGCCACGGGTTAAACCCTCTTTTGCTACGTAACCAGTATAGACGATGCCATTTACTACGGCTTTCACCAGATACCATTCGCCGGTATAATACCCGTAGTTTCGGACACTGGTTCCGGTTGGCAACGTCAAGATGACAGTTTTATTCATTCCGGCGCCAACACGCAGATGATAGCGGTCATTGGTATGATACGCTCCTGCAATTTTCCGGTCAAAACTACGCGCGGATTCTGTCTTGACGCAACTTTCAATGACGTTATGCGGCTTTTCGTCGACGGCTCCTGCATACCGATAGTGGACGGTATTTTCATACGGAAGATCGTAATAAGACCGGACACAGATTTCTTTTCCGGTCTGATCTCCCGTCTGGCCATCAATCCCGCCGTTTTCCGACTGGCTGGCGTGGACGATGCGGTTCGCGTCAACCGACATCGTTACATGATGGCCAGGCGCAAGGTGGATATCACCGCGTTTCCACGGTTTACCGCATTTCACAAAACCAGCGTTTTCCAACTGTTCACCTAGATTTCTAGTTGTGCTGTAAATGCTGATCGGAAAACCAGCATTTGCAAGTGCAGTCCCGACAAAAGAAGAGCAGTCATAATCGGGACTGTTCCGGTGTACCTGTGAGTACCCGTGCCGATCATCGGCGGCGATTTGTTCCTCCCATGCAACTGCTTTTTCGATTTTATTCATTCTTTCCACCTCCTAAGTGCTGGCAAAGTGAATTAATTGCAGTCGTGTTCGCTTCTACGCTTTTCCGCAGTTCTTCCATCTCTTCCGTGTGTGCGTCTTTTTCTTTCACCAGATACCAGAAAAGTGCGCCGCAACAAACAATTGGAAAACCGAGACTTCCAACTAACTGCGTTACCATAGTTACATCCATGTTTCTACCTCCTTATCCTGCCATTTTAACCAGTCCGCAATTTCACTTATTTTATCACACATAATAAAATTATGAATGAACCGAACTGGCGATTTACTGTTATACGCGTTGCCATCCATGAAAAAGAAATCCCACAAATACCGGATGTGGGATTCGTAATTTTCATGAGGGACAATGATCAGCGTATCTTTTTCGTCCGCTTTATAGCGTACCGTATAAGCAAGATAAGCATTTTCTTTTTTCATCATTCCGACAATCATATTAAAAACGATACTTGCCATATTTGCTCCTTTCTTCCTGTCCATTAAAACAAGGAAACCTTTTGACCTGCCAAGGACAGGGCGGTTTACTCAACCGTGGCAACCCCTTTTTAAAAGGTTTCCCCGTATTTTCATGATACATCTTTTTTATCCGTATGTCAAGTACATTTGTCCGTCCCACACGAACTATTTATAAAGATCAATCCCTAGTAACTCAACCGCCATATTTTTGCTGTCGAGATCGTCAAACCGCAAATATGCTTTACGATATGCGTCAACTAGATTTTCAAACAAATAATCATAGTGTTCCAACATAACCGTGTTTTGTGTGTGGTCTCCGTCCCGAAAAACCGCGACAAAATTACAAGACGGGTTATAGTTATGGGTAATATAGATATACCCCTCTTCGTAATACTCATATACCCCATAACTTTTTCCGCTGTGTTCGATCGTAAACAGATACCGTGACCGTCCGGTCGGCTTCTGCACAAACACAGCATCGTCAATCAACATCTGATCTCCGACGCTCATGCTCTGCATATAGTGACCACCGCGGAATGCTTTCAAAGCAGTATTCTCCCACATTGCTTTACTGGCACTGTCATTGTGAGTAAACTCACACACAAAACCGCTCCCATGCAGCATTTTTGTTTCTTTCTGGTATCTCTTATGGATACCAAAAAATACAAAATAGGGATTGAGCAACGAAATATTATTGGATGCCATAACCAGTTTAAACCATCGGGACTGGCTTCCATTTCCACGGCTGATCGTCAGCAACAACGATTGCAGTTTTTCAGATTCGCCTTTTACGTATTGTCCGCTCTCCATGCTGAACTCGTCAAAAAACAAAAAGTAGATATCCCGAAAATACGGAGACAATTTTTTCACGCTGTCCATCTTACTTCCAAAGCTAAACGCGCATCCGAACGGCTCGCCGTCCAGAAAATAGCGCACTACATTTCCATTCTTATCCAGATTTTTATAGGTAATCACACGACCCAATTTTGGGTACATCTGCAACATATCCCCGTACATTGCCGCCGCTCCCGTCATCTCCCCTTTCGTTCGGAAAATCCATCCCGTCTGACATCCGTACTCTTTGCACAAGATACAGCTAGCCGCGGCGAACGCACTTGTCTTTCCGGCACTACGGTTGGAACACGTAATTGCCACGCCAGCGAAATCACCGTCCACGTCCGGCTCTGTAAATAACCGAATCGGATTGTAGTAATGAATCGGATTGCCTTTATCGTCTACCGATTCAAATTTCAAATCATAATCAGCAAAAAGTTTTTCCCAATTGATATCATTCCAAAAAATCATTGTTTCACGTGAAACATTTTTGTTTCACAACCTCCTTTCTAGCATTTCCCGCTCCGCGTCCCGCCAGTTCCCCGCCAGTCTCTCCGCGGTCAATCTCACGTTTATCGCACGATAATCGCACGTTTTGCTTGCAGAGGGACGGCAGGGGGCGGCAGAGCTTCGCTGGGTATAAAAAGAGCTACGCTGGAAAACGTAGCTCTTACACGTATGGAATTTATCTCACACAAGATATAAACTCTAAACGATAAACGATAACGATTCACCGTTCACCAGTCGGAGCACGTACCAACACATGGTACTTAGGCAAACGGATTAAATTTATTAACGTCACCGAATTTGTGGACGTTCACGGCGGAAAGATAAGCGGTGAATCCCTTGTCGCGGCGGAACTTGCTTTCTCCGATGGAAATAAAGATGTCAACAACTGCGCCTTTACCGAGTTCGTCAACACTGGAAACGGTGTCGCTCTCCTCACCGTCCTCGTAAAAATCTACTTTATAGTTGGTCTGCGCTTTTACGTAAAGACCAGCTTCGGGGGTTTCTTTAGATGGAATCCACTTTGCTTCTGCGGCGGCATCTTCGCCGAAATTCTCAATGATCTTTTCAAAGATTGCTTTCTGCTGATCGGCAGAGATGGAAGCGGAAAGAACGCTTTTGCCATCTTCCTCTTTTGCGTATTTTACAGTTACGTTGTTCAGTCTCATTTTCGCTTTGCTCATGATTTCATTCTCCTGTTTGTACTTTTAAAAATTTTATTGTTCACATGGCGGTGCGTTTCCTATTATTACCGCCAGGCATCTGCAACCCGTGGCGCGGTTGCTTTGGTCGTTGGCATTATCTTGTCATTCAAGACACGGGTATGCGCTTAATCCAGTCTTTTTGCTTCTGCAAAAAACTGTTCGTCCGGCATTTCGTATCTGGCAGAAACTGTGTCAATTAATACACAGACTGCATCTTCCGGATATCCGGCTGAAAGAATGCTGTCTTTCTTCGACTTCTGCGTTTTTAATTCTACGTCAGAATCAAACAAACCGAGTTCCTGTCTTGTTTTTCTGTCAATGACAGCATACTGCCATTTTTCGATTTTTGTACGAACCATTTTTTTTTCTCCTTTTCTGTGGTTATTATTTATTACAAGTATTATAATAGCACGGTTCTATCAGAATGTCAATGCTTTCATACAAGAAAAATAAAAAAAATATCCAAAAATAAAAGCAGGATAGCAAGGTCGATTTCCTCTTCGTGCAACGCACAGATCGTTGCGATTAAAAGTAACATAAAAAAGATAAAAAAACGCATTTTATTCTCCTATTCCGGTAGCACGCCATCTTGAGAGTGTACCAACACTTCATAGTATTCATTCGATACCCCGAATGTATAAGTTGTATCAATAATTCCGATATTACTAGCCGTCAAAATTTCTTCCCCGTTTACTTTGATATAATGTGGTTTCGAGTTGTTGAAACAACTGATCGTACGTCCGACATTTTCCATCCGGCGGCAGAGCCGGAAATTATCGCAGCATTTCAAGTTTTCCGCTCCTAGTTTTTTATTCATACCCGCAACCGTAGTTGTAAAACGTACGGGATCTTTGCCAGATTGTGCCGCTTTTTCGTCCCATTCCACACCACAGTATTTTTTCGCGCCAAGGGTTTTAAACTGGATATAGAGGTCATCCAGATCCCAAACGCCGAGAAGGTAACGTTTTTCCAAAACGTCACAAAATGCCGGAATGTCGTTTTCAATTGCACGTTTGGACAGTATTTTGTTTTTGGCTTCAAATTCCGGAATGTGTACGTCAGGATGCAGAAACTTAATACTATCAGTATCGCAGTAAACAACGTCCATTCCCACAACGTCCAGCATATCTTGTAACTGCTTTCTTGCGTGGGCGGTAACGTAGATACCCCATTGATAGTGTAAAAAGCTGTTTTTTCCATCGTAATACGTTTTTAGTGCTTTTTCCGCATCTGCTTTTTCCCGATGCCATTCACCCGAAAAAGTATCCAGTAGCCACTCGTCCTGCAAAAGATCTGTCACACACATTCCGAACGTGCTGTTTAACTTATTCTTAGACTTCATGTACTCGTAGACTTTATCGGGGTTTCCTTTTAACTGGCTTTTTGCGATAAAAAATGACATCATCGTTTTGCGCATACTGTCCGGCAATTTACCGCGCGCGGCGACGTAGCACGCGGAGACGGTAAAAAAGTCGTAGTCATACTGGTTTCTTATGATTGCCAAGTCGATTTCCGTCATTGCGCTTTCGCAACAATCAATAGATAAGACACGCCCATTATCAAGCACGCACTCTTTCCCGTGCTTCTGACACTTTGACAATGGTAAGTACGGGACGGGGACACCCTCTTTTAGACGCAAGTTGTCAAATTGTACCCGCATGATAACACAGCGGGTAGCACACAAGTTGTCAAATTGTTCCTGCGATGTGATAGCAACCGCCCGGAACGCACTCATGGGATAGTAACCCATTGCTATCTGCGCGGGATAACTACTCGAGATATCCATGCTACCCATAACGATCGCAGATTCACCTTTTTTCGCTGTGATCGTGTGCCCGGCGTGGATACGGTTGGCATGGGTATTGCCTCCACGGAACGCGTCTTTACAAAGTTGGTATTGTGGTAACGTTAGCGCAAGTTCGGTAAATGTATCGGGATAATAGTTTTTATCCGCTTGCATGGCACGGCGGAACTCACGCCGGACGTAGCCAGTAGATGTAAGGGGGATTTCTGCAAGGTTGTCCTCTTTCCGTAAGAAGTGGATACATTCGCACAAACCTCTAACGTCATTATAGCAATATCCTTGCTCGGTTTCCGTTAGTGGTGTAGTTGGTGTACGCAGTTTTTTGTAGTCATACGTATCAACAAGTTTATAGTGAGTTACGCCCTCGCTGTTTTCGCAGAATTTAGAAAGGCTCATGTTGCTGAGAAAATACGAACAGCGGAACTCAATCCCGTACTTGTAAGCGTAGCATTTCATCACTTTATGAGCGTCTCGCGCGAAAATTTCGTCAAATTCAATAAAATCTTTCATGAACTGAAATTCATAAGAGAGATTGTGAATGTAAACTACTGCGCGCTTCGTATCCGAAGTTTTCAAGTACAGATGCAGTTTTTCGCAGAATGAAAGAAACTCGTCCCATGTGCGACCAAAGCAGACCGTATCACGTAAGCAAAACTGCCAATGGTACATGAACGCATCACCTTTTATTACTTTTTCCCCTGTTTTGTTATAGCGTTTATAATCTAATTTTTCCAGTGTGGTTGTCTCAATATCAAACGCCATTTCCACGTCATAATAGACGATAGGATTTTTCTTTCTTCCGCGTTTGCGGCATTCTCGCAACGTCTGGAAATCGGAAAAAGGGAAGTCGTCAACGGAATATACTGTTTCACGTGAAACATCTTCTGCTCCGTTTACGATAACCGGAACATTTAACTTATACATAATATCACCTACTTTAATTTTGTCCGCTTTTTCGCAAATAATTCCTCTTTTGTTATATAACCATCGAGAAATCGTTGATACTCTTTTTCGATATCCTTGTAATCAAGTTTAGTGTCGTCTATTTTTTCAACAAAATCATCTATAATTTGATTAGACGCAAGTTCTTTGCGAAGATTTTTTCTGTATAATTTTGATGACAGAAATTTATACAAGTCTTGATAGTTATCTTCTGTAACAGTTGCATTAATTTTTTTCTTAGATTTATCAATCCTCCGCTGAAATTCTGCCATTTTATAACCACTCACTGTAGTTTCCGGTGAGTTCAAAAAAGCTATCATTGTATCCCATTCCTGCCGGATGGATGCATCCGAACGCTTTATTCCTTTTAAGAAACGATTCTTTTCACGCCCTTGTGACGCAAAAAATTCTTTTACGCGACCGTACTCCCATTGGTATCTCGCGTGAATTTTTTCCAGTTTGGCAAGGCGGCTATTTGCCGCCTGCGCCACTTTAGGTAATTCGCGTTTGATCTGGTCTAAACTAAGATCAAGTTCCTGATAAATGCTGTAATCTTTTGACTGCGGCATTATTCACACCCCCTTACGGTTAAGACTATGCCCTCATCATTTGAATCAATTTCGATTACATTTTCGCTCAGTAACACAATGTTGTCATCATCAATATTTGCTATTCCATTGTTTACGAGAAAACTTGTTATCGTGATATCACGGTATTTGCCGAAAATACTCATTCTCGCTTTGATAGTAATATGATTGAAACTTATACATAGACAGGTAATATCTTTTACTCTCATATTTCCTCCTTAATAGTAACACTGTTCTTCTGTTCCATTTGATGAATACAGAGGACAAAAAGTGCAATTATCAGTAGCGGCACATACAGCACTATGCGATACCTCGATATAATATGCCTTTAAACCAAACCGCGTTGAATCACTGTTATGCAGTTCTACAGTGAAACCTACGCCGTAATCGCCCTTATATGGCAGTGGATTACATAAATCATTTATTTTAACGCAACCAGTTGATATTGCTACATGATTATACGCGTAAATTCGAATAGTTCCGTCCTCATCCTCTTTTACATATAACGGAAGATATTCCATTCTCGCAGGTAAATAACGCAAATCCTCGACAGTCAATGTTTTCATAATATTTCCTTTCTTCCCGTTACGCCGATAGAGCAACAAATGTAATTAATATTCAACTTCTTCTCCAAAAAATTCTTTATATAGAGAATCGTAGTTTACCCACGATGTCTGCATCTTCTCCGCTTGTACACTGTCCGTACCGAATACTCTTCTATAGATGATAAGCATTTCCCATGAATCTTTACATTTCTCTGCTAAATTTTTTTTCATTTCTAATTTTGTCATTGTTGGTTCCTCTCTTTCGCGTTGTTTGTCGTTTCCGTTTTCTGATATTATAATATCACATGTATTAAAAATAGTCAATGCTTTTTTCTAAAAATTTTTTCTAGAAAATATCTTACACACAATTACTGCCAGCCGCAGAGTGTCCGTCATCCGGAGGGTTGCATCCTCCGGCGGTCATCGGCGGACAACCGAGCGTTACTGCACGATTACTAAAGTTACACATATATCAACGCCCATCAAACCCGGAACGGACACGGAGCGATCGCAGAACGTGTCCGTCACCCGCGGACACTTTAGCAGACTAAAGTAAGTCCCCGTTTCGGAAGTGTCCGCGACCCGCGGACATGAAATGTCCGTCACCCGCGGACACTTTAGCAGACTAAAGTAAGTCCCCGTTTCGGAAGT